TTGCGGCATTTGAATCAGCAAAAGGTGCGTTTATTGCGTTAGATTGGATTGCACGTTTTGCTGGTCGCATATTAAAGATTTCGGCTGTTGTTGTTGCAGTTGGCGCGGCATCGGTACTTGTGTGGGAACGCCTCACAAAATAGAATTATTTTAGTGGGGTTTGAATGGTTAAGTTATCAGATTATGAGTTTATAGAACTTTGGAACGAATTAAAGTCACCAACTTTAGTTAGCAAAAAACTCGGTATTGATGTTCGCAATATTCATCACCGAAGGCGCAATCTTGAAAACAAGTATAAGATTCGTTTAATATCATCTCACCACAATGCACAAGATTATTACGTTCGAGACTATATGTCACGAATGGATGTTGACATAGACAATGCCACTATTTTTGTAGCAAGTGACGCACACTATTGGCCTGATGAAATCTCTGTTGCACACCAAGCGTTTGTGAAGCTAATTAAGAAACACAAGTGTGACATTGTCGTTATGAACGGTGATGCCTTCGATGGTGCTTCTATTTCACGTTATCCAAAAGCAGGGTATGCAACGTTTGAAATGCCGACTGTTAAACAGGAATTAGAGGCTGTATCTGACAGATTAGGTGAGATTGAGAAAGTAGCAGGTAACGCAAAATTAGTGTTCACTATGGGAAATCACGACCAAAGGTTTGAGTCTAAATTGGCTAACCTTGCGCCAGAGTTTCAGGGTGTGGCAGGTTTTAGTTTGAAAGAACATTTTCCACGTTGGCTTTTTTGTATGTCAATGATGGTTAATAAGAATTTGATGGTCAAACATAGATTTGCCAATGGATTGCATGCTACATATAATAACGCCATGAAAGCTGGCGTCTCGATGACGACTGGGCATCTACATAGGCTACAAGCAACGATTGTGAGCGATTACAACGGTAGCAGATGGGGTATTGATACAGGCACACTATGCGAAACAGATGGTGACCAAATGGCTTATGGGGAAGGCAACCCATCAAATCATTGTTCAGGCTTTGCCGTGCTGACGATTGTTAATGGTAGGTTAATTCAACCCGAGTTCTGTGCCGTGCTAGACGGTCACGCCTATTTTAGGGGGCAAGCAGTATGAAACTAGTAGACGACTCAAAGAATTGGTCGAAGTGGTGGTCAATTCGATTGTCTATAATCGGCGGTGCAATACTTACATTATTGGAGGCTTTTCCAAATGCTGTCGCAACTGTTATCCAAACTCTTCCCGACTCAATCACAAACCAAGTCGGTGACGAAATCCTCAGAATTATTGCAATCGTCTGCATCGTTGCCTCCCCAATTGCACGAGTTATCAAGCAATCAAAACTTGATAGCCAAAACGACTAAGCAATTAAGACGACATGAAGGGTTTGTAAGCCACGCTTATAAAGACAGTTTGGGCTATTTAACGATTGGATATGGGCGCTTAATTGACAAAGAAAAGAACGGTGGCATAACAAAAGACGAGGCTGAGTATTTGCTTTCAAACGACATAAATGGGGTCTATGAAAGTCTTACACATTATTTACCGTTCTTTAAGAATCTTGATGAACCACGGCAAGCCGTCTTGTTAAATATGGCATTTCAAATGGGCGTACATGGTGTGCGACAATTTAAGAATACCCTAAGATTAATTGAAGCGGGTAACTATGATGGCGCGGCAGATAATATGCTTGAATCACTTTGGGCGCAACAAACACCTAATCGGGCACAAGAAATGGCTCAACAAATGAGGACAGGTGTATGGCAATCTGGTTGAAATTTAAAGGCTACATAATTGCGGCTACAGGCGCTTTATTGAGCGTTCTAGCGGTTTATTTAGCAGGTCGCAAGCAAGGTTATGACTCAGCAGAAAACGACATGAGAGAGGCTGATAATGCACAAGCACGAACAATTGAAGATTTGGCGGATAGGGTTCGCAGGGCTGACGGCGACAACGCTACTGCTATTGAACGGTTGCGCGTTGCCAAGCGGCTCAGAGACCTCTAGGGCGGTTTGTAGAGAACTAGAGAGGGACTTGCCTACGTACTCTGTTAAAGACACGCCAGCAACGCTAGAATCAGGCGCAAAGTTTATTGAATTGTTTAACGCAATTTGTGGTGTGGCGAATCCTCGATGAAGCACGATTGTCTGAGAATAAATAAACTATTGGGGCGCTGACACCCAACGATTCGCCGCGGGTAAAAAAGTATATTTTTATTTAATGCTTTTAGTTTGTACTTCCAGAAAAATCTTTAATGTTCTACCGTCATCTTGCAATGAAAACTTAATGTCTTCTATTTTATATTTTGTGTAACTGCGACCATTCTCATCAATGACTTCCAATCTTGTTACTTTGCTGACGTCTAGTTCAGTCACTATTTTTCTCCTTTAGTTTGGCTTCAATGTCTTTCATAAACTTTCCATCGTCATATAACCAATCGCCAAGTTTTATTACATCTTTCCTAAGTTTATTTCTTTCTTCATCAGTCAATCCTACCCACTCCCGTTTAGGTGGTGCTTCCTTCTGATTTGCGCCAGCATTGTAGCCAGCATCATACGCAGACTGAAACAATGATTCATAAATAGAATCATAATAAAGGTCTAATGTTTCAAACCATTCTTGAAAAGTCATGTGTTGTACTCCTGCAAACGGTTCATAATAAAAAAAATTGCATACTCTGGGTCGTTATCTTTTAGCAAAGTTTTTGCTTTGGATATGTCATCATCAGTCAACCCAGCCCATTCTCTTAATGGCTCACTACATTTAACACAGTAGAGCGCATAGCAATCGCTTGTCTTGACGCCACACTCAGCGCAACCTTGTTCTTTATCAGTCAAATTCAACTGCTCAATCAATTGCGAACACGGGTAACATAACTCAACGGTCATGAGCAATGACGTATTGGTACAACCTTTAGATAGGCATTTCATTTAACAATTAGCCTCATAGATTCACAAAGCCACCCTATACTTTTTCTGTGCGCTTCTTCCCACATATCGATACGTTCTTGTTTGCTCATATCTTTACCTTGGTCAAGTTCAAGATGGCATACGTAGCACAAAAATGCAATACGATAGTCATGCGCTTTCAAACCCCTGCCTTTGCCGTCACGCAATTGATTGCTGTGAGCCGCTACTACATCATCGTGGTTACTTTTGCCGCAATGCATACACACAGGGCAATCCCTCGCCAAAGCTAGTAATTTAGGATTTCGATAGATTCCAGATGACACGGATATTATCCTGTAATGTTTGAGAGGCTTTTTGACCACGCACTTTGGTAACGGCTTCTATGTAAAGTTGACGGTCATTAAGTCTAGGTAGTTTTAAAACGTGCCTAGCTTCACACCATGCTCGCCATTCCTCTGAGCTGGAATCTATTATGTCTCCAAGAGGGGTTTTAACAGGGTTCATTGGTTTTCTGCTTGAAACGCTAGTACTGCATTAACAAAGTCTGAAAATTCCTCTTTAGATAGTTCGGTAGTGGTTGCGTCAGCTTCAATTAACTGACCATTCGGTAGTTCAATCATGCGACCAGACAAGTACCTCTGCTTAAAATAGACATGCCATACTTCAGGGGTAAATGCTTTGCCGTTTAAAAATATTGATTCTGCTATCTCGTGAACAGCAGTCCAATACAAGGAGTTTTGCTCAATCGTACGATTTGCTTGTTTTATTTCAACTACATACCCATCTGGTGCTTGTGTGACCATTTTGATAACTTTAGACCTGTCTTTTGCAAGGGTAACTATTGCCTTTTTCATTTGCGATTTACTTTATAGGTAGCCATAAAGACTAATTTTTTGTTTTTTTCTTGCACCCATTTCCTGTAATTTATCCTGAATTGACGTCTTTTAACTTCAGGTAGAATGTGATAAGTTCCATCTCTATTAAACATTTCTTTAACCGTGTTTTTTTGGAAATAGTCTTTATCAATATTTAAAAACTGTAAGTACAGGTCAACGTCATCACTAAACAAAAACTCAAAAGCACTTTGTACAATTGGGTTCAGTTTTTTACTTGACTTGTCTTGAACCATCATTGCGTCTAGGATTGCTTGCTTGATAATTGCACTTATTAAACCCTTATGACCGTTGATGTCATCCATGACGATTGCCTTTGCACCAACCGAACGGGTCATGTGCGGGTAACAGTTCTAACAAATTACCCACAGCAATGTCTTCAGATTGATGTAACAAATGTTGTTTGGATGGTATGACGTACATAAGTTTGCTTGATTTGCCAACAATTTTTTTGCCTCTGACAATCAATTTTTGGTCAATTAATTTGTTCATAATGCAATGGGCAACACCACCAGACATCACAAAGGTAGCCATAATATCCCTTGATGTTCTAGGTTTATTACAATAATCAATTATCGGTTGCCTGTCTTTAGCTTTTCTCATTTGTAATCTCCACCTCTATCAACTTTTCTATAAAGTGCATGGCTTTACGCAAGTCATCCACCCCACCTTTTTTACGCCATCGAGATAAGTACTTGACTGCTGACCCGTCTAAATAGCCCAAGTCCCAACTTAAGATTGCATCCCAAGGTTCTATTGAAGTTTTGTAATGGTTGCCACCGACTTGTTTGTCATTTGCGTTCATAAGTCACCTCAAAATGGTATGTCTGAGTCAATATCAGCTAATGATTGGTTTGATGTTTGTGCAACTGGCTGTGTATTACGATTTTCTGTTTTGTTGCCAACAAGTTTTATATCTTCAATTTTTCCAACCAATTTAGTTCCTTGTTTTCCGTCTTTTGATTGGTATGTTTCTGTATGGGTTTCTGAAATAATAAAATACGCTTGAGTTCCCTTTGTAAGGTGTGGTGCTAAAGCCTCAGCACGTTTGCCCCATAATGTTGCGTCTACCCATTGACTTGTTTTGTCATCACGTTTGCCGTAGTTGTATGCAATGCTGATGTTTGCTACTGCATCACCCTTTGGCGAATAACGAACTTCTACGTCTTTACCAATTCTACCGATTCCGATTAAATTCATGTTGATTCCTTTTTGAGTGAGTAAACTGCGATGTTTTTGCCATTGCCTAAGCGTTGCATACGCTTTTCAATTTTGTGTCCAGATTGTCTTAATCTATATATTCTTGCCGCTAACCGAAAACAGCCAAACTTTTTTAAAGCGTCTATAGCTGTCAGTTCGCCTTTTTGTAGTGCTTGAAGTGTCATGTCTTCTTGGCTCATCATTGCACCTGTGTGTAAAGTTCAATAATCTTTGCGTCAACCTCTGCTAAAAACTTAATAGCTTCAGCCTCTATTTTTGCAATAAATTCCTCATCACGTTCTATACGCACCACAAGAAGTTTTAATCCAGCGGGTAACCTTGGGTCAAAGCTAACAAAGTCACACCACTTGCGACCCGTTACCGACATCTGAGACATCATTTGTGTCATGTACTTAGTTGGCGGCTTGCGTGTTTCTAAATACTCTAAATGTGTCGAAGTGTTAGGGCATTTAATTTCAATTAAACCATCTTCATCAACCAATCCGTCAGGGCTACACCCAAAGTTGGGGATAGTTTTGTGGTCAACAAAAGCAATTTTGTCAACTAAGGTGTCGCTAAATACTTCATAAGCTACCCTTGCTTGCGGTTCTGTTTCGACACCCCAGTTCATAGCAGAATTAGTGTAAGAATCATTTTTGTTGCCAGTCAAACGTTCAGCAATCAGGTCAGCACGAAGATTCTTGCGTGACATTGACTCACCCGTTTTAACCGTTGCTAACATATCGGCAACACGAGAAGCAGTCAGTTTGCCTACCCTGAGGGCTTGCCATTCGGGTGTACCTTGCTCAATCATTGGTCACCTCCAACAACTCTGCTTTGCGTACATCTTTAACTTTACTAAGTTGTGCAAGTATCCCTTTATTGTCACTAAACAAGGAATACGAGGCGGTGTAATGGGCTTTAAGTTCATCTAATGTATTACTACCCTGTATTGATTTAATCGCAATAGAAGCATCTTGTGGCGTTTTACGGCTTCCTGCATTGCCATCGTCATCCTCTGGGGCAATACCGCAAGACGCCATTAAGCTGTATCTACGGGCATACGTCAATGCAGAACCAAAGCCTTGCGGGTCTTGCTTGCTTGCAGGTACAAATAGTTTGCCTGATGATAATGTTTCACCTGACTCATGTATAAACATTGTCTCGACAGTCACGCCACCTTGCGATTCGTGGTTGAGTTGCATGAGTGCTATACCGTGATTGTTTAAAGCGTCTATGACGGCTTCTACGCAAGCGGCAAGGTCAGCATACTTAGACTTAAAGTGTGGGTTTGTTGCAGACTTGAGCGCAGGGTTAAATTCTTTTTGTGCATTAACAAATGCGGTGCAGATTTGTTTCATATTATTCTCAGATAAAGTTAGCGGAAAGTAGGGTAAATAATGCGATAAATGCTATGACATAGGCAACTGGTGGAATACGCTTGGCGGCTGTGTGTTCACGTGCATATTCGCCACCGATTGATTCTCTAAGGGTGCGACCTGTCCAGTTAGGGTGGCTTAAATCAGCAAAATATTTGTAATTATGGTTTGTGTTCATTTTAATCTCCAAAAGTTTAAGTGCATAACAATATATTGACGCATCAACACATAAAAATATATAGGTGTTTTCACCTATTGCTAAAATTCAAATTCCTTTAATTCATATCTATTGGATTTGTTTTTCCACCACCCGTGGACAATCACACGCCATTTAGAACGCAACATTTCAGCAAGGTATTCGCTTTCTTGAATTTTTTTAATGCGACTTGACATATTAGATTTGCTAGTAACTTGAACGGCTAACGTTTCACAGTTTCCAACCGCTAAAATGTCAATACAGCCATATAGGTCGTGCCTTCTTTTTGTATAAAAACTGTAATGCTCAACATTGGCAGTTTTATAACCAAGTTCTTTTAAATGGGCTATTGTTCGTTGACTAGGTGTCATGTAAAACCTCTTTGTAGGATTTAATTTGTACTAGTGAAAGTCGTTCACCTGATTCATGTCTGGCTTTTAATTTTTTTGCCCAGCTTTTTGAGTCATGTAAACCGTCAATTGGTTTTAAAGCAGACATCACAGCACTCAATAACGCAGGGTCAATTGTTTCTTTTGGTGCTGATAAAGCGGGTGTTGCTGGGACAAACTGTCGGCATAAATCTCTAAACTGCAAAGCGTTAGGACAGCGGTCAGATGGCAAATGGTCTAAAGCAAATTTAATTGCTTCTGGTCTATTGCTAAATCCACCCAGAATATTAGACCACTCTTGTTTAACTGCTTGAGCGTCTATGCCTTGATATTTTCTAACAACCTCAGAGCCATATATGACGGCTAATTTTAAAAATAGCTTATCTACCCACTCAAGCGGCAACATCACATTTCCAATATGTGTTTAGATGGTTGTAAAAGGGCTGATGTTTCTTTAATCCCTTTTTCCACCCATTCTGCTTTAAACCCAGTCCAACCTCTAGCGCAACATTCACGCAATGCAGACTCTAATGTCATGCCAGCTTTAGAAGCTTCTTTGTAAATACCGTCTATTGCGCGTTCTGTAACTGGTGCTTTCTTTGCCGTTCGTAAACTTTTAAAATCAGCCCACGTTTGCTCTGACACCCCAGATGGCATACTTACCTTTTCAATCTTTATAGAATTGCTCACGGGCTTTATATGGCTTGACAGCATATATGTTATTTGACCCGTTAAAGAGCGACACTCTTTGTCGGCTAATTGTTGAATAGTGTCGCGCATTTCTGGCGTCATTCTAATATTTACAAATACGGTTTTCATTAAATTTCCTCTAAATAGTTATGGTCATTAGTTACGTCTGTGACAAACACGTCTTCATGCTCACCCGTCTCAATTACATCCCAGTCAGTTGACTCCATCGCGTTATCAAAGGCATCGTCTTCATCCCAACCTGTGACCATAATTTCAACGGTCTGCAAACGTGTGGCACGTACTATGTAGCGGTTCATGTGTTTTTCTCCTTTAGTTTTGCTTGCACAGCACGTACTATCATTGAAAAATCAAACAATTTATACATTTCGCAATCTTCAAGACCATTTTCACTTTCCCACCAGTTTATGATTTCCTCATCAGTTAACCCTACCCATTCACGTTTAGGGTATAGCGGAGTCCATTTGCTATCTCTTGCGTTAGCCGCCATCACAACAAATTGATAGCCATACCCTCCCGTAATATACTTATTATTTGGTGCTAACCACGCAGGGGGGTTCCAATCATTTTTCATAATTCAACCTCGCTCTCTGCAAACGCAATTGCCGTACCCAAACCATCAAACCGACCCTCTTCATAGTCTGTGGTTTGGTCTTGCCTTGAACGCAACGCCTTAAGGTTAGTGACAATTCGTTTGTTTTCTAGTTTGTGACCTGCTTGCCATCCTGTGCGGAATATACGATATGCAGGGTCTTGGGTAGTGAGGTTAAACTCACCGTATAATTCTAAAAACTTTCGTTCTATTTCTGTCATTTTTTTAACCTCTTAAAATTGTGTAAATACAAAAGCACCGTTTGATATTGGTGCAACTAAGACACCTTTTGCATCAAGAAAGTTGTAAACATAATCAGAATCATCGTGTTTATCACCTGATAAAGATAGGTCATACATTTGCGCTATTTCTTTAGCTTCAGCCTCGTAAAATTCACAGCAAATTGCAATAGGGTCAAATTCATATTCTGTTTCACAGCAATCTTCTATTTCACTCAAATAATCAAAGATGCCACTTAAACCTTCTTCAGAAAAGTTGCCACCTCTTAATTTTTTAAAATCAGCAATAAACCTTTCTTTGCTTAAAGTTACTTTCATTTAAATCTCCTATTGGGGAGCAAGCTCCCCGTTCATATTTAATTAAACTTTTTCAAAAATGGCGCAATCGCTAAAGTCACCTAAAACATTTACTTTGTACTCAATGCCGTCTATTAGGACTATGTCTCCTTTGCGAAGCGGTGTCATAGCCGCTAACCTAGCCCGTTCTTCATTGTCTTTTACTGTGTACTCGCTTTTTAAACATGCGCCACCTTGCAATCCCCAATATATGCCGTCACCTTTTTTGTGATAACCTTGCTTTAATAAAACTGTCATGCGCTTAATTCTGCTATATCCTTGGACTTCAATAATAAAAGTGTTGTCTTGGTCTAATGTAAATGTTGATAAATTTAATGTTTGCATTTTATTTCTCCGTTGTTGTTAATAACTACATACACATTACAACACAAAAACACACACTAAAGTAGACATCAAACAATTTATTTTCTAGGTACTTTCCCTAATATTTGTTTATTTATTTTTGAGTAACCAATCAATATCTGTGCTGTAAAAAGGTAAAAAAACGGTTTTAAAAGGAGCTTTTACTCTTATTGCGATATTTTTAAAATTGTCAACTATTGTTTCTATAACTACACATTCTCCTTTTTCTATTGATGTTCCTTGGCTGGAAACCAAAACGTTTAAAACCCCTTCTCTGCGGTTTAAGATTTGCATAGTTATTCACCTATGTTGTATGTTAATTTTTGGAACTCAAAGCTATCAGCGAACTCTAGGGCTTTAGATTTGCGTACATTTAAAGATACACAACCAAAACCGTAACGCTCTGCCAAATATTCTTTTGCATCTTTGGTATTGGCGACTACAGTAATGTCTGTAGAGTTAAAGTCTGTATTTAAAAAAATAAAGTCAACCATATGACCTCCAGTAAAGTTTTATTCTGCTGAAATAATTGGAGCCATGCTAAATCTACCCCAAGGAGTTACGCGCTCAATTCTGTTAAATACAAAAATACGTAATGATTTTTTTGTTAACTCGTCACCCTCTACATAGAGAGTTTTTTCAGTTCTGCGGACAACCTTAATGCTGATAATGCAATTATGGTCACCTATGCTACGGGTGCTGTATGTTTTGCCTGTTTCAAATTTCATGGTTTTTCCTTATTCTGGGACTGGTCACAATTTGCTTTTAATCTACTTTTATCCAACGCACATTTTCTCTGCCAAACAAAATTAATGCTCGCCTGTTCATTTCTAAAATTTGTCTTGAACCAAGCAATTTTGTATAATCTTCCCACTCTGCGTCTTCTCCGTATCGCACTTGAATCTTTTCTGTTTTTTTAAAGTTATTAGCGTTTCCTGTACGCTGTGATTTTCTTGGGTACATAAATTTCTCCTTGTTTAAAGATTACTTTTTGTTTTTTTGTTAATTACAACCGTAATCTTCCCAACGACCCTCTGCTTCTGCCATAGCTTCATCAGCAATAGCGTCTTGATAATATAAATCTTGAATCGCTTCCATTGACATATTTGGATAAGCATCAAAATCTGCTTGGGTTAATTTAAAATCTGCTGGTGTTAATGTTGTCATTTTGTTTTCCTTGGTGTTTGTTAAGTGCATAAACACATTAAAACACAAAAACACACACTAAAGTAGATGTTTAGCAATTTATTTTATAGGTGCTTTCCCTAATAGTGTTTCAATTAAATTTTTGTCATGTATAATTAAATTGTTGCTAACGCGAGCGACATAGACCGTTTAGGTCTGTTTCTTACCATAGGGCTACAATCTTATGGCGCGTTAAGGAACAGAACCTAAACGGTTTTGTTTTGCAACCGCCAAATTGTCGGGTTAATAGACGGCAGGGTTTGGGGATAGGTTGATACTGTGGGGTTAGGTGTGAGAAGTCAACAAGGGTGGCGAAGCTAGTGCCCTTACACCGAAAGACTGGCGGGTTACGTGGCTCCGAAAAGCAAACGTATGAAGGCAACCTAGGTAAGGCTGGGTTTGCCCACCAAAAAGCAAGCATTTAGAGATACATACTACTAAACAAGGGAAGTATGTTTAAGTATAGAGATACAGCTAAGGTATTGAACAACTTTACTAATTTACAATATGGTAAAGTTTACCCAACAGACATTGACGCATTCATTGAGTTTGGTAACAAGGTGTTTGTGTTAATTGAAGGTAAACAAGACAACGTTGAATTTTGCGGTGGTCAAAAATATGCACTAGAAAGGCTTTGTGACAAGTGCCATTCTAGTGAAAGCAAGTCTTTATTAATAGTTTCAAACAATAGGTATTTGCCTAACAATGATGTAGATATGGGCAATTCTATTGTGAGAGAATACCGTTTTAAGCAAAAATGGTACAAATCAAATAGTAATATTACGGTCAAGGCTTTAATTGATAAGTTTTTAAATACTTACTTAAAACCATAAAAGAGGGCACAAATGAGTCACATAAGTATGGTCAACGTAGATAGCTTGATTCCATATGTTAATAATGCAAGAAAACACAGTTATGAGCAAATTTCACAAATAGCGGCAAGCATAAAAGAGTTTGGCTGGACAAATCCAATCTTAGTTGATGGTGAGAATGGCATCATAGCTGGTCACGGTAGGCTACAAGCCGCTTTAAAGTTAGGTATAGAGCAAGTACCTGTCATTGAACTTAAACACCTATCAGAAGCCCAAAAAAAGGCATTGATAATTGCCGACAATAAAATTGCGTCAAATGCTGATTGGGATAAAGAGTTACTTTCTTTGGAACTAGACGAGTTAAAAGAACTAGACTTTGACATTGAGTTGCTTGGGTTTAGTTTTGATGAATTAATTGCTGGCTCATATGATGGCAATGATTTAGAACAAGAAGAACAGCCAAAAGAAGTAAATTATGCCATTCAATACAATTTAGTCTTTGAAAGTGAAGGGCAACAATCAACTTGGTTTGGGTTTATTAAAAACTTAAAAATGATGTTTCCAGACGAAGAAACATTAGGAGCAAGGTTACGTAAATTTATCGAGGAAAATAAACTTGGCTAAGTTTAAAAAATACATTGATATAGACGTATTGACTGAAGCAAAGAAAAGAATACATCATATATTTGACACTTTTGATAGTATTGCGGTCATGTTCTCAGGCGGCAAAGATTCATTGGTTGTTTTGCATCTTGCTCACGATGTCATGCTAGAGCGTGGTGACACAAAAAAACTTAATGTAGTATTTCGTGACGAAGAACTTATCCCTGATGAAGTTATCAATTTTGTTGATAAATACCGTCAAATGGATTGGATTAACATGATTTGGTACTGTGTACCATTGCAATCAAATAAGTTTGTATTAGGCGTTTCAAGGGCTTATGTGCAATGGGATAAATCAAGAGAGTGGGTTAGAGAAGTGCCACCTTGGGCTACGGTATTAGACAAAGATGATAACCGTGTTTTTGACCAATACACAATGGATTCTTTTACTGCTAAAAACTTCCGTGGAAAAATTGCGTTTCTTAATGGCATCAGGTCATCTGAGTCATTAATAAGATACCGCTCCTCAGTAAACAAGCTAAATGAAAATTACATAAATGAAGTTATAGACGCCCCAACAGTAAGGCTGTGCAAGCCGATATTTGATTGGGAAGAAGACGATGTGTTCAAATACTTTTATGATAATGACATTGAGTACTGTAAACTTTACGATATGCAACTCTATGCTGGCAACAATTTACGGGTTTCAACACCCTTACATGCAGAAAGCGCAAAGCGGTTTGACCGTATTCGTAAGACCACACCAGAGTTCTATGAACGATTAATAAAAGTATTCCCTGAAATGCTAGTGCAAGAAAGGTATTACTCGCAAATTGACCGTAACGCTATTAAAGACAAGTATGGCTCTACTTACGAAGATGTATGGACTTGGATTAATGAAAACATTGATGACCCAAAGCAACTTGCTTTAGCCATAAAACGATTTAAATCCACAATGGTTGCAATACAACGCACGCCAGAAAGTTACACACCACGATATGTTCTTAGTCAATATATGAGTGGCGCATATAAACGCACAACATTACCTCAAAAAAATGACAAAACACGAAAATGACCCAATATCACGTATTGAGTGGCGAGACACCAATACACTTAATCATAATGATTGGAACCCTAATTGTGTGTTTACTCCAGAGTTAAAGCTTCTTGAGTTCTCTATTTTGAAGCAGGGGTGGATACAACCAATCTTAATAAACAATGATGGTCTAATCATTGATGGCTTTCATAGGGCTTCATTAGCGCGTGATAGCGTTAAATTAAAAGAGAAGTATGCTGGCAAAGTGCCATGTGTTGTTATGGATTTAACACGTCCTGAGGCTATGTTGCTGACAATACGCATCAACAGGGCTAAAGGCTCTCATGTAGCGTTTAGAATGGCTGATATTATTAAAGAGTTAATTGATGTTCACTTAATAGACGCCCAACAGGTTGCTAAAGAAATTGGTGCAACGCAAGATGAAATAAGTTTGCTCTACCAAGATGGTGTATTTGCCAGTAAAGACATTAAAAATTACAAATATTCAAAAGCTTGGTATCCAAGCGACACCACGCTTAAAGAAAACCAATGATTAAGATTGATTACAGCAAAGTAAGCGCAATTGCAAAGCTGGCTTCTAAAGACCGTGTGTCAGTAAATGAAACAAAAAAGACACAATGGTTCACAATAGAAGGAACATACACAACATTTCCTATTTGTGCTGTCATGGAGGTTGCCCACGGTTATAGAATTAAAGCAGTATGGATTCCACCAACATTGCGCGGTCAAGGTATAGGTACAAAAATGACCATTGGTTTAATAGACTACGTTGAAAACGAATTGTTCGCTAGTCGTGTTGAAGTGTTTGCTTACAACCCTAACTTTTATGAAAGCAATGGTTTTAAAAGATATGGCTCATTACCAAACGGTGCAATTAAATTGGAGAGGTTTCTTTGAACGCTTATAACGGCTATGACCACAACCAAAGGATGGCGGCTTATAGATGGCTTATGAAAGCATATGAGGCTGGCACACGAACAAAACCAATACATTGTGATGCTTGCTTACAAAGTAACGGAGTAGTAGAACCGCACAGCGAAGACTATTCAGCCCCTTATGGTGACAACATTGGTGAGTATGGCTTATGTTACCGTTGCCACATGATGGTTCATTGTAGATATAAAAATAATGAAGTATGGAACAAATACCTTAAGTTGTTACGTGAAGGCTATAACTTTGAGGGCATGAGCAAAAACTATCACGGGTTTATCGCTTGGTTAAAGTCACCGCAACTCTGGAAGCCCAAACTGGTAAACATACCAAGGGCTGAGACTGCATTAGATGTAATAGGTAAAAACCCTTATAAAAGGTAAAGTTATGCAAACACAAGTATCATTACAAGAACAATTAGCAAGGCTAGAACTTAAGATGGATTATGTAATAGATGCGTTACATGCGTTATTGAATGAAGGTGAGCAAGATAACCTGTACATAGAACACCACCAATCACAACCGCTATAATGCCCACAGCACCAAAGCAATTTGTACCATCATGGAAAGTTAAGCGCATAGAGCGCAAGACTGATTACCATCATCTATATGACCGCAAATGGGCAAAGCAACGTCAGTATTTTTTATATGACAACCCGATGTGTGCATTTTGTTTAAAAGAAGGTAAGTTTAAAAGCGCTGATGTTGTTGACCACATAAAGCCACACAAAGGAGATTTAACCTTGTTTTGGGATACAAGCAACTGGCAACCGTTATGCAAGTTCCATCACGATAGTACTAAACAGCGTATAGAGTCTAGGGATAGGTTACGATAGAGGGTAGGGGTAGGTTAAAAGTAAAAAGCCCCATTTATGTATAG